ACTATGCCGATGGTGAAGATCAAGGAGAAGTTCTTGGTATTGTACACAGCCACCCTGATGGTGAGTTAGCTTTTAGTCATACTGATAGAATGGCTTGTAAGTATTTAGATTTACCTTTTTATCTTGTGGAAGCTAAATCAGGGTCTATTATTGTTGTATATCCATCTGAAATAAATGATTAAAGTTACTGTTTATGGCAGATTAAGAAAATTTCTTGGACAATCATCTTTTGAAGTTAGTGCTAAAAGTCCAAAAGAAGTTTTTAGTTTTTTAATGGTTAATTTTGAAGGGATCCAAGAACATATGAAAACTCAAGAATATTGTGTAATGGCGGGAAATATAAGAATTACTGAAGATTTAATAGATTTACAAACCAGTAGTAACATAAAGATAATTCCTGTTGTTCATGGTGAAATCATTAATTTTATTGTCGGCGGTATAGCTGCATTTCTTGGCCCAAGTTCACTTTCTTTTCTTGGAGGGTTGACGATAGGTTCTGCTGCTTTAGCAGCGATCAATGCTATAGGTGTAGCAATGTTATTACAAGGTGTTAATGAATTATTAGCACCAGAACCAGTAATGCCGAACTTTAATAGAGAACAAGATCCTCAAGATCAAAGTTTTATTATGACGGGCCTTGTAAATAATACAAAACAAGGAGTTCCAATTAATATAGTTTATGGTGAAATGTTGGTCGGTAGTACTATTGTAAGTTCTAACATAGACACATTTCTTGAGTTAATTTAATTATGTCAGCCGAAGCTTTTTTAAATGGTGGTGTTTATCAAGCGTTTGAACTTGTTAGTGCAAAAACAGTAATTACAAATTCTAGAGTAGAAACGCCAAGTGAAAAAATTAAATCTTTAGATTTTGGAACTGTTGTAGATGCTTTATGTGAAGGTGAAATAGAAGGGTCAGCATCTGCAAGTAAAAATTTTATTACCGATAAAACAAGTGATGCTTATAAACATTGTTTTTTTCAAGATTTGTTTTTAAATAAAATACAAGTTTTACAACAAGACGCAAATATATTAAACCCAGCAGAAACAGATTTTAATTACAACCATAGATTAATATTTTTCAAATCAGAAGTAGGTACTGCAAATAATGCAATTCTTTTTGGTGCTACAACACAATCTGATCGTATTCAAACTGGTGATATTAATAAAGAGTGTACGTTTCCAGCAGACGGTTCAACAAAAATTACAGCAAGTGCAAGTTTAGATGATGTAAATACAGACATAGTGCAAGTAAAAGTTAAATTTGATAATTTCTTTAAGTTAGATTCAAGCACTGGAAATAGAATTGCAACGGACGTAAAAATTTTAGTAAAGATAAACCCTAATAATGGTACTGAACAATTAATAGTACCAGTAGCAGGTCAAACGTTTACAGATCGCATTATTGGCAAAAGTTTTAGTCCAATAAAAAGAGATATAGCAATAGATTTAAGAAATGTAGCCAATTTTAATAGAAATACTTCTGGTGCATCTGGTTCTTTCTTTCCTGTTGTTATAAAACTTGAAAGGGGAACTGTAGAGGGTGATGCAAATACTTTGAACAAAATGAGGCTTGATGATATACGAAAAATTTTTATGGAGTCTAATAATTATCCTCATATTGCTTATACCTCTTTAAGATTTTCATCAGAACTGTTTACTTCAGCACCAGTAAGGTTTTTTAGAATAAGAGGAAAACTTATAAAAATACCAGCGGAAGGGAGTGATGTAACTGCACAATATACAATAACAGGAACGACAGTAACCATTCAAAAAACTTCTCATGGTTTATTAGAAAACGATTCAATAATATTTGATGCTACAAGTGGTTCAGGGGTTGACGGAACTTATGTTATTAACAGTGTTGCCGATGACGGTAATACTTTTACATTTGAAGATCCAGATTATACTGGAGGAAATGTAACCACAAGTAATTGTACATATAAACCTAATCCATATGTTGATAAAGCAAATGGCAGAATAATTTATCCTAACACTTACACTTTTAATGGGACGTTTAAAACAGCAAAAGAATGGACAAGTGATCCAGCATGGATTCTATATGATTTATTAATATATCAAAGCGATAGAACATCACAAGAACAATATGGTGCTGCATTGCCAGAAAGCCAACTTGATCCTTATGCTTTTTATGAGGTTAGTAAATATTGTAATGAGTTGGTAAATGATGGCAATAATAATTCTGAGCCAAGATTTTCATTGAACGTAAATATTCAAAACAGGCGTGACGCTTTAACAGTTATAAAAGACCTTTGTTCTGTTATGAGAGTTATGCCTTTTTATCAAGAAGGTGAAATAAAAATAAAACAAGACGCACCTAAAAATTTTGCAAATCCAACTGAGATTACGCATGATTATATTTTTAACAATGCAAATGTAGTTAATGGCGATTTTACTTATTCTGGCAGTTCTAACAAAACAAGATTTAACGTAATAAATGTTTCTTATTTTGATTTAGAAACTCAAGGAATAGATTATGTGACTGTTAAAGACGAAGCTTCAGAAGAAAAATATGGAACAAGAATAAAAACTATAAACAGTTTTGCAACTACATCAAGAGGACAAGCACAGAGAGCAGGGAAATGGTTTTTAAGAACTCAACAAAATACTACTGAAACAGTTGTTTTTGAAACAAATATTGCTGCTGGTTCAATTTTAACTTTAGGTGACTTAATAGGTATTTCAGATCGGGTTAAAGCTTCTAGTCTTACAAATGTACGACAAGGAGGTTTAGTAAAAGCTTCAACGGTTGGACAAGTTACAATTGATAATACTGCATCAACAAATCTTTTTAATAGGGTCAATAATCCTACTATTAGTTGTCTTATGCCTAATGGAACGGTAGAGACAAGAGCTATAGATGAGTATGTAGACGGTGGAAGTATTATTAAAGTCGCCCCAAACTTTACATCTGAACCTGTTATTAATAGTCCTTTTATATTAGAAAAACCAAGTTTTGAAGTTGCAACTTACAAGACAGTTAACATAAAAGAAACCACAAAAAAAACATATGTTATTACTGCTGTTAATTATGATAGAAATAAATATGCTGCAATCGAAAATGGCGAATTATTACCTGCAAAAAATATAAACGTTTTAAGGAGTATTTTACCAGCCCCAGTTATTTCTACTAATGGTATTAAAGAATCAATTATTGTTGTAAGAAATCAAGCTGTACCTAAATTATTTATTGATTGGGAACCTGTTGATGGTGCTGCAACATATCACCTTACTTATATAAAAGATGATGAAAATCCAATATCTGAATATATAACAAATTCAGAAAAAGAAATCTTACCATCTGAGGCTGGTACTTATAAAATTACAATCAGAGCTATAAATGCAGATGGTCAACCAAGCAAACCAACTGAAACTTCGGTTGTATGTTTAGGTTTAACTGATCCACCTGAAACCCCTACTAATTTTGAAATTGAAACTATTAGCAATGAAACAGTCAGATTAAGTTGGACTAAGAGTACAAGTCTTGATGTCATACATGGTGGAAGTTGTGTTATAAGGCACTCTCCATTAGCCCTGGCTCAAACAACATTCAATAATTCAACTGAAATTACAGCTAATATAGATGGTGCAACTACTGAAATTAATGTTCCAGCATATACAGGAACTTATAGTATAAAATTTAAAGATTTAGTAAATCAACTTTCTCTTACTGAAGCAAAGGTAGAACTTACTTTACCTGAAAAAGATGAACAATTATTAATTAAGAGTGTTAGGGAGGAAACTGCTTTTAGTGGAACCAAAACTAATGTAAAGGTTGAGAATAATGCTTTGCAGATTGAAAACCTTTCAAGTTCTTTGAGCGGATCATATCAATTTGCTCTTTTTGATCTTGAGAATATTTATACAGGAATAAGAATTGCTAGACATATTGTAGGTGAAGGATTTGATGTATCAGATCAGTTTGATTCAATTCCAGATGTAGATTTAGTGCTTGATATTGATGGTGGTGGAAGTGACAAAGTTGGATCAAATTTAACTTTACAATTTTCAAATGATAATTCTTCTTATAACCCACCTACTCCTCAAAAAGTTTTTAATGCTTATTTTCGAGGAAGATATTTTAAGTTTGTGACTAATCTATTTACATCAAGTACAAATGACAATTTAAAATTAACACAATTAGGTTTTGATGTTTTTTTTCAAGTTAGAACAGAAAGAAATCATAGAGTTTTAGATGGTAGCGGTAATCCTACAACTACAAAAGGTTATGGTACATTGCAGTCTGGTACGTCTGCTAGTGGATTAAATGTTTATTATGCTAATCCATTTTTCACAGGAACAGTTGATTTAAATGGTTCGACTACAGCTTTTATGCCATCAATTGCCATTACCCCTTATAATGCTGGCTCTGATGTAAGATTTGATATTTCTGCTGAAACAAGAGAAAAATTTAATATTATATTTAAAGATTCATCAAATAATCCTCAAGATGTGAAATTTGCATTTCAGGCGGTAGGATATGGAAAAGGACTTTAATTAAATGTCAAGACCAAACACGACAGGAAAAGAAACTGCTAATACATATAATACAGATAATGGTACTGGTGCAGTTGTTAGAGGTGCTTTAAATGACATAATTGATGCGTTAAGAACAATTAATAGTGATACTGGTGATCCAACAGGAAATGAAAATGTTGTCACATATCAACCACACATAAATACTTCTACAAATGAATTAAAAATAGCAACTGCTGTTACTTCTGGTGGTGTCCCAACGTTTACTACAATCGGAAATATAACACAGAATAATTTAGGATTACTTCCATTAACAGGAGGTACTCTTACAGGACCTTTAAGTGCAGCTGCTGGAACAAAATTACTTCCATCATTACATTTCGGAGATAGTACTTCAGGTTTATTTAGAAAAGGTTCCAATCAAATTGGTTTAGCTTTTGCAGAAGCAGAAACAACTGTTTTTGACCAACACGGAATAACCTTACAAAATCAAAAATCAATACGTTTTTCTGAACCAACAAGTGCAGCTACAAGTAATGCTGTTCAATACGTAGAAATGAAAGCACCCGCAGCTTTAGCTACAAATTTAACTTTAACTTTACCATCTACCGCACCTGTCGCTGGATATGCTCTTATTTCAACTGATACAAGTGGTAGTTTGAGCTGGGGTCTTGCCGGTGGTGGGGCAAAGGGTGCTAGTACAGATGAAATATTTTGGGAAAATGACCAAACAGTAACAACGAGTTACTCAATCTCAACAGGAAAAAACGCAGGAAGTTTTGGTCCTATAGAAATTCAAAGCGGAGTAACCGTTACAGTTGGTAGTGGACAAACATGGACTGTAGTATAGAAATGCGTATAATAAATTTATGAGTCAGCTAAAAGTAGACAGCATAATACCTAGAACAGGTGTTGCCACTGGTCAGGGTGGTGGTGTTGTACAGGTTATAACAAAGTCATTTAATACGTTAGTATCAACAACTCTTACATCTTATGCAGAAGTTTCATCATCATTTAGAGCCACTATCGTACCAAAAAATGCCAATAATAAGATAATCATTATTGTTAATTTTGGTAACGTGTCTTCTCTTGGCAACACAACCAGTTTTCGTATCTATAAAAATGGAACGACTTTTGTAAATGAGCCTAATTCAACAACAGATAATAAAAACGGTAATGCTGCTGTTTATGCTACCGAATACATGAACCCAACGACAATAATCGTGTCAGAAAAAGCTGGTAATACAGATAGTAGATATTATTCACCTTTCTATAGAATAAATTCTGATACTATATCAGGGGGAGGATCAGGAATAACAACTATAAATACTTACAGATTAAATAATGAGTGGAGAACAACTTCACATATTACACTTTTTGAGGTTTCAGGAGAAGAATAATGTTAGATCATGAAGCAATATATAAAGCGTACCCTGGAAAGGTTGTACGTATTGATGATACCCAAGGTGCTTACAATGCAAGTGGTCAATTAATTTCTTTAGATCAGACATTAATTGATGCTGCAAGAGTAGAACTTGATAAACTAAAGTATCAAACAGAAAGAACTTTTAGTGGTTCTACAACTTATGCTCCAACAGGGACGCAAATGGCAATGATTTATGATGATATTATTGCTGGTAAATTAGATGCAACTGGTAGTTTTGCTGCCCACAACAAAGCCGTTAAAGACGCAAATCCAAAACCTAGTTAATTATGAGTACATTAGCAGTCGGCACAATTAAAAGCATCTCATCTGCTGCACCAGTATTTCAAAATACGAGTGGAACGGAAAAAGGACAACTTTGCAAAGCTTGGATAACTTTTGATGGCAAAACTGTTACTTCATCTACCAATATGGATGGAGTTCTTGATTCTTTTAATATCTCATCAATAACTGATAGTGCTGTTGGAAAATATACAATTACTTTTACCAATCAGATGGCAAATGCAAACTATGCAGTAGTAGCTTGTAATGGAAGAACAATAACTACTAATGCTGAAAATCCTTTTATTCTTGTTGTTAATCAACATGAAACGGATGGGTTAAAAAGCACTACAGGTTTTAGAATTGATTCTCTTGGAACTAGTAATTATATAAACTTTGCAGATGCACAAGATGCAAGTGTTGCTGTTTTTGGAGATTAATTATGTCAACACTTAAAGTCAACACAATACAAGATGCATCAGGGAATAATCCCTCTACAGCAGCACAAATCGCACAGGGTAGAGCAAAAGCGTGGTTAAATTTTAACGGAACTACTGTTACAAGCAGTAATGATCTTACTGGAGTAAGAGATTATTTTAATATTTCCTCCGTAGTTGATAAAGCTGTTGGAGATTATGAAGTTAATTTTGCAACTAATATGTCAAATACAAATTATGTAGTTACTGGAAATAGTAATCTTGGATCTAATGCACAGTTTACTACAGTTTATATTCATGCCAAAACTACTAGCCCATACACTCAAGATCCCACAGTTTCAACATTTAGAATTGTTACCGGCACTACATCTGTTATACAAGATCCAACTCAAGTTGCTATTGCTGTTTTTGGTGATTAATATTTTATAAGATATACTAAAAGAAAAACTTATGGCAAATTCTGACACACGATTTATTTACCAAAATGATGATGGTTCTATCAGTATTGTTTGTCCGACAGATAATTGTGGTTTAACTTTAGATCAAATAAAAGCAAAAGATTGCCCTAGTGGTAAGACAGTTTATACTGTAGATAAATCTGCAATTCCTACAGATAGGAGTTTTAGAAACGCTTGGACTTATACGGAGTAAACTATGGGATTTGGCGTGGATATGGCAAAAGCCAGAGAAATACATAAGAATAATATTCGTGCTTCAAGAGAAGAGAAGTTTAAAGAACTTGATGTTGAATTTACAAAAGCTTTAGAAGCAGGAACAAGTACAACTGATATAGCAGCAAAAAGACAAGCGTTAAGAGATGCACCTGCTGATTCTGGTATATCTTCAGCAGCAGATGAAGCGGCATTAAAAGCACAATGGAATACAGCTATTCTCGGTACTTCACCTTATAGCTAATGGCTGTCATTCCCGGAAAAAAGAATTTTACTGTTCAACGAAGAGCAGATTTTCCTTTACGTTTAACTTTTAAAGATTCTACAGGATCTGCAATAAATCTTACTGGATTTACTGTTGCTGCAATGGTTTACGATGATTCACGAACCACAAAATATGCTGATTTTACAGTGGCCTATACAAATAGAGCATCAGGAATTGTTGATATTTCTCTTTCTGATACTGATACTGCAAATTTTACGCCTGAAATTTTAAAATATGATGTATTACTAACAGATGGATCGGGCAACAAAGAATATTATTTAGAAGGTACACTATTTATAAGTGAAGGTTACACAGCATGAGCAATCCTAATCAAGTTGTCGTTAGTCAGGTAAATGACGTTACTACTGTTGAGATCACAACAGCAGGACCTCAAGGTGAAACTGGAGCACAAGGTCCTCAAGGAATAGGTTCTGCGACTGTAAGTATTGGTACAACAACTACAGGAAATGCTGGAAGTAGTGCTGCTGTTAGTAATACTGGAACGAACACGGCAGCAGTTTTAAATTTTACAATTCCAAGAGGTAACACAGGAACTACTGGAGCACAAGGAATCCAAGGAGAAACTGGTGCAACTGGTGCAACTGGACCCACAGGTCCGCAAGGTGCTACAGGACCTCAAGGAAATCAGGGTATTCAGGGTGCTACAGGTCCGCAAGGTGATACAGGAAATACAGGAGATACTGGTTCTCAAGGTATTCAGGGTATACAAGGCGCACAAGGACCTACAGGTAATCAAGGACCTACAGGTAATAGTGGAGCATTTGGAGGGGCAACATTTGAATATCAATTTAATACTTCTACAACTGATGCGGATCCAGGTAACGGTAAATTAGGTCTTAATAACAGCACTTTGCAAAACGCAACAGTTTTATTTATAGATGATACAGATAAAAACAGTACAGATATACAGCCATTTTTAAGGACTATAGATGACTCAACTTCTACCATAAAAGGTCATTTTAAAATTAGCGAAGAAAGCGATCCAGATAATTTTAGGTTATATACAATTTCTGCTGCAACAGAGGCTACTGGTTATCACAAAGTAACTTGTGCTTATGTTTCTGGCGATGCAAGTTTTAGTAGTAATGAAAATCTAGTCATTACATTTGCACGAACTGGAGATAAAGGCGACACTGGAGCACAAGGACCACAAGGTGATCAAGGAATACAGGGAATACAAGGAATACAGGGAATACAGGGTACAGCAGGTACTAATGGAACTAATGGAACTAATGGAACTAATGGAACAGATGGTAAAACTGTATTAAACGGAACAAGTGCTCCAAGTTCTTCAGATGGTGTTGTTGGTGATTTCTTTATAGATACAAACAATAACAATATATATGGTCCAAAAACTGGTTCAGGATGGGGTAGTGCTAGCTCTTTAGTTGGACCTCAGGGTACTCAAGGTGTTCAAGGTAATCAAGGTACGGCAGGTAATGACGGTGCTGACGGTTCAGATGGTGCCGCTGCAACTATTTCGGTTGGAAGTACGACCACAGGAAATGCCGGTACAAATGCTTCAGTATCAAATTCAGGTTCTTCTAGTGCAGCTACATTTAACTTTACTATTCCACGAGGAGCTACAGGAGACACGGGAGCTACAGGAGCCACAGGAGCCACTGGATCTGCTGCAACTATAAGTGTTGGTACGGTTTCCACTGGAGCGACAGGTTCTAGTGCTACTGTTACCAATTCAGGTTCATCTAGTGCTGCTACATTTGACTTTAGTATTCCTAGAGGGGCAACTGGAGCGCAAGGGCCAGCAGGTGCGGATGGTGCAATTAGTGATGGAGATAAAGGAGATATATCTGTTAGTAATTCTGGAGCTACTTTTACAATAGATACTGGAGTCGTATCAACTACAAAAATAGCAGATGACGCTGTAACTTATGCCAAGATGCAGAATGTGTCAGCAACAAACAGGATTTTAGGAAGAGATTCTAGTGGTGCAGGGGTTGTAGAAGAGATAACACCAGCAAATTTACGCACCATGATAAATGTAGAAGATGGTGCTACTGCTGACCAAACAGATGCTGAGATTAAGACTGCATACGAAAATAATTCTGATACCAATGCTTTTACAGATGCAGAAAAAACTAAATTATCAGGTGTAGAAGCTAACGCAACTGCTGATCAGACAGATGAAGAAATACAAGATATTGTTGGGGCTATGCTTACAGGTAATACTGAATCAGGTATTACAGTAACGTACCAAGATGCAGACGGGACTATTGATTTTTCTGTAGCATCACAGACTGATGAAAACTTTACGACAGCAGATCATTCAAAACTTGATGGGATAGAGAGTAATGCCACTGCTGACCAAACTGGTGCGGAGATCAAAAGTTTATACGAAGGTGAAAGCGATACAAATGCTTTTACAAATGCTGATCACACTAAGCTAGATGGCATAGAAGCTAGTGCAGATGTAACGGATGCAACTAATGTTGCTAGTGCTGGCGCTGTTATGGATGGTGATTTTACATCCAATGGCTTTATGAAACGTACTGGTGCTGGGAGTTATACAGTTGATACAAATACATATTTAACTTCTGTTCCTTCTGGTTATCTCCAAAACGTTAGTGAAGATAGTTCTCCTCAACTAGGAGCTAATTTAGATGTTCAGACTAATGAAATAACTACAAGTACTTCTAACGGCAATATTAAACTTAATCCTAATGGCACAGGTGTTGTAGAAGTAAAAGGTGATGGTAGCAGTGCAGATGGTACTATCCAATTAAACTGCTCACAAAATAGTCATGGTATAAAATTAAAATCCCCACCTCATAGTGCAGGTGCTAGTTATACTCTTACATTTCCTAACACCGATGGTTCTGCTAACCAAGTTTTAAAAACTGATGGATCAGGTGGCCTTGATTGGGTTGATCAAACTACAGACACAAACACACAATTATCTAACGCAGAAGTTAGAACTGCTGTTGAGGCAGCATCTGACAGTAATGTGTTTACTGACGCAGATCATTCTAAATTAAACGCTATTGAAGCTAGTGCTACAGCCGATCAAACTGCTAGTGAAATAAAAACTCTTTTACAATCTGATAAATTAACAGTTAATGAGATAGCAGATGATGCTGTAACGGCTGATAAACTAGCCAACTCTATCAATACAGAAATAACTGCTAATACAGCTAAAACATCTAATGCTACACATACAGGTGAAGTAACAGGGTCAACTGCTTTAACTATTGCAGATAACGTAGTTGATGAAGCAAATTTAAAAGTAAGTAATACACCTACTAATGGTTATGTATTAACTGCTCAATCAGGTAATACTGGAGGGTTAACTTGGGCTGCTGCATCGAGTGGAGGAGGTTTAAGTTCTGATGCTCAAAACAACACAGTAGGAGGAACAAACGCAGGGGATAGTTTTAGTGGTACTAATGCAGTTAACAACACATTAATTGGATACAACGCTGGTACTGCAGTTACAACAGGAGATTCTTCAACTTGTATAGGTTATGAGGCTGGTAAATCTATTACTACTGGTAATGCAAATGCTCATTTTGGATACCAAGCCGGTGAAAGTATTTCGACAACCGGATATACAACATTTGTAGGCTACCAAGCGGGCAAATCAAATACTGCTAACTGGAACGTTGCAATAGGTGGCGAAGCTTTAAAGGATTGTACTTCTGCAACAGGAATAACTGCTGTGGGAGGAATGGCTGCTGCTAACGTAACCACTGGAAATTACACAACTGCCGTGGGTTATGAGGCTTGTAAAGCTACAAAGGATTCTTATGAAAATACAGGTATAGGTTATAACGCATTAAAAAATGCTGATAATGCTGGTGGAGATTATACATTTTTTGGATCGTGGAATACTGCTGTAGGTGCTTTTGCTGGTGCTTCGCTCACAACTTCTTATGCCAACACATTGATAGGAAATAAATCTGGTGACAGCCTTACTACAGGGTTCCATAATACCTGTATAGGTCGTGACGCTGGCGAAACTTTAATTACTCAGTCTTACAATGTGCATATAGGTTCTGGTTGTGGTCAATATACCAGTGGCGGAAGTAATATATACATTGGTTATGGAACTCCCGTACCAGCTGGTGGTACTGCTGCTTCTGGAAGTAATAATATTCTTTTAGGTTATCAAGCTTATTTAAGTTCTCAAACTGTTTCTAATGAAATAACTTTAGGTAATGGTTCTATAACCAAGTTTAGAGTTCCTGGTATTGATTTTATTCTTAAAGACAACGGTGGGACTCCTACTGAAGGACACGTTTTAACAGTTGATGCCAATGGAGAAGCAGGGTTTGCAGCCGCTGCTGGGGGTGGTTTAAGTTCTGACGCACAAGGTAATACTGTTGGTGGGACAGACGCTGGAAGCAGTTTTAGTGGCACTAGTGCAATAAGAAATACCTTAATTGGATATAATGCAGGCAAGACAATTACAACAGGCGATAATAACACAATCCTTGGATATAATGTTCTTGGATATAATTCCACTGCTGTCACAGGGTCTGGAAATATAGGACTAGGTTATTACGTCTTAGGAAATGTAACTTCTGGATTTGATAATATTGTTTTAGGGAAATTTACAGGTTCGTCTTTAACAGAAGGATATTGGAATGTAGCATTAGGACGAGGTACTTTTGATAATGCAACTACTGCGGTTGGAAATAGTTGCGTTGGATTTCAGGCTGGTAATGATATAACAACAGGTGAAAATAATACATTTATGGGTTATCAAGCTGGTGATAACACAACTACTGGAGGTTATAACCTTGCTATTGGGTGGCAAGCAAGACCCGCATCAGCAACTACCAGTAATTCAGTAACTTTAGGAAGTACTAATATAGGAACTTTACGGTGTAATGTTCAAACAATAAGTTCTTTATCAGATAGAAGAGATAAAACAGATATAAACATTCTTGATCTTGGTTTAGATTTTGTAAAATCCTTAAACCCTGTCAAGTTTAAATGGGAAACCAGAGATGGTAATAATAAGGATGGATTATATGAAGCTGGTTTTATAGCACAAGATTTTCAACAGTTACAAGAAGAAAATGATGCTGATTATTTAGGTCTTGTTATGGATGAAAATCCTGACAGACTTGAAGCTTCTTATGGTAAACTTGTACCAATCCTTGTCAAAGCGATCCAAGAGCTTACAATAGAGGTTGAGAAACTAAAATCAAATGGCTGAACGCACTGCTGAAGAAATTGCAACTATCTTTACTAATGCTGGAGATAGCGTAACTGTAATTAACACTCTTGCTGCTTTATCATCTCTTACTGATGAGCAGAAAGAAGAAATAAACAGAAATGTAAGACACCTTGAAATTATCAAGGCCTACAAAAAAGAAGATGGTACGACTAGTATTTGGACATCTGAAGACTTCACAGCACAAGATGCTGCTGTTACACTAGGAAAAACAAAGATTTAATGAAAGCACTAATAGAAAAACAAATTCTTGAATGGCAACAGGAAATTATTAAACAAAATTCTTACGTTCTTAAATTAGAAGGTGGAGTACAGGCTTATCAGTTGTTATTACAGAAGATAAATGAAGAGGAAGAAAAGACAGACAATATAGAATTAGGGGTAAAAAACGAAAAAAAGTAGAGGGGATACTTGTTAGAGAGTGTCCTGTCTGTGGTACTACTTTCAATACAATGGAACAACGGAAGATATATTGCTCTGGAGCGTGTAAAACAAGATCAAGTAGAGCAAATACCGCTAGTCGACTTTAGGGACTATTTGTCTAGTCATAATGCCCAATGTGACGTAAAGAGGAGTGATGGCTATAATAGATAATAATATAAAAATTTTTAAATAAATGCTAAATCGCATCTGTCAGGTTTTGAGTATAGTTTCATTTTTAATGATAACTTCTGTTATTGGTGGAGGGTACATGGGATATAAATATGTAACATCAGAACAGTTCAAAGCCAAGATGATGAATGAAGTTCTTGGTAATGTACAAGGACTGATGCCTAAGATATTAGATCAGGGCTTACCAAAAATGACAGGCCCATCTTTACCTACAACAAAACTTCCTAAATTCTAATGAAGTGTTATTGGTGCGATACAGAATTAATAATAGGTGGTGACATTGATATTGAAGATGGGATGAATGGTTATCCTGAGTTTTCGGTAATGACTAATCTATCCTGTCCTAAATGTCATTCAGAAGTAGAAGTTCTTAAGAAAAGAG